AGCCTATTGCATGGGGCTATGCGCGGTCAAAGGAACGAAGCCAGCTACGGACTCACAACGAAGTACGACGGAAGTCCTAGTGTTACTTTTGGCTATCACCCTGATACCCATCGTTTCTTTGTTAGTACTAAGTCACTGTTCAACAAAGATGCCAAGGTAAACTATACAGATGCCGACATAGAGCGTAACCATGGTCATGCTCCGGGTCTGGTCAAGAAGCTTAAAACTGCTCTACAACATCTGCCCAAGATAGCGCCCCATCATAAGATCATGCAGGGCGACATGATGTATTCGCATACCAAGGCCGACAATGACATAGCCAGTGATCGCAGCCATCATCACTTCAAACCCAACACCATAAACTATAGTGTGGACAGACATTCTGCCGAAGGTCGAAAGGTTGACAAGGCCAAGGTAGGCGTTGCTCTGCATACGGCCTATACAGGCAGCATATCAGATCCCAAGGTAGAATACAATACCGATACCGGCGACATTGACCACCACCCAGATGTGCATGTCATAGATCATAGACTAGAACTTGCCAAGGTGCATTATCCGCCCGATGCTCAGAAAAAGGTTCGTGAACATCTGCAGGCTGCAGCCAAACTGCACCAGGACCATGATTTTAGTCATTTAGACAGTGCCGATGCCGGTCACCTCAGTACCTATACCAACAAGATGTCCGATCAGGGACATCGCATGAGCTATGAGGGTCTTAGAAATCATGTGGAAGGTAAGCTACAGCAGAAGGTAGACAGCCTAAAGAGTGCCAAGGGTGTAGAAGGAGCTCGTGCCAAGATGGCTCAAAGTCTGGCTCATCTGGAATCACACAAGGACAACTGGCAACGATACTTTGACATGCATCATCATTTACAACAGGCCAAGCATGCCATCATGGGCCCACTGAATGCTGCGGACTATGACTTTAAACACACCATAGACGGCAAGCCCACCAATCCCGAAGGACATGTCCTGGTCATCAACAATACGCCGCTCAAACTGGTCGACAGACAGGAATTCGCCCGCAAGAATCGTGAGCGTATACGTGAAGACTATGAAAATCCCAACAGATTTGATTGGGGCACTGCGACCGGAACCAACTACATGGTTCGCATGACACCCGGTCAGAATGTCGATCCACGCAGTGATTATTTTAAGAATCCACGACAACGTAGTACATTAAAGTCCATAAAATCCTTATGATACTTCATGCCGACAGCATCATTGTAGGCACGGTGTCTAAACCTGTCGATGACCAAAATGATAAAAAGTGACATAGAACAAAAGGCCAAGCTCATAGCTCTGGCTCGAGCTCTGGGGCAGGAACCCGATGCCCAACTGGTGGCTGAGGTCGAAGGCTATGCAGCATTCCAGGCTGAAATCAAGGAAAATGCTCGCCTGAGTATCATGCAGGATTTACAGCAAGCCATTGCCGCCACCAAACAACAATTAGTGGAAACTCTAGTGCAAGAACTGCCTGCAGAATTTCCACAGCCACCCAGTCTTGAAGAACTAGAATATTTTCTATCTGAATCAACAGCGGAGGACGAACATGACCTGGATACGGCGACGCCCCAAGAAATATCCGAACCCACCTCCCCCACCGCCCAACCCGTTGCCGAACAAAGCCTTACCGATCTCGTAGCCCAGAGTATAACACAAAGCGTCAAGAAAGATAGTTTCCAGCAACCTGATCCGCAGACCGTTCCTGCAGACCTAGTATCCATTACTCGCAAGTTAAAATATCTGGAACAATGGCTAGGCAAGATTAGCCTGGCAGGGCCAGGCGGCGGTGCAGGCAGTGCTCAAACACTAGATAGAGCAACTAAACTTATAACTAACTCATATTATGAAATAACTACTAAAGATTATTACATAGGTGTTAATTATAACAACCCTGTAACCATTGTATTACCAACAGTTGTTAACAATGGCACTGAATACATTATTAAAGATGAGTCAGGAAATGCCAAACACAATCCCATTACAGTTATTGGTACTGTTGATAATGACATAGGCGGTTTTATACTAAGAATAAGTAACGGTGCTGTACAGTTACTTTACAGAAACGGTTGGAGAATTGTATGACATATTTGTTTAATGAGCCTGTTATAAATCTAGATGCTTTTGGTAGAGCTAGAGTATCAGAACCCTTTACACTTGGCGACTATAAACATCTTTATGGTCTAGATCCCAATTTTATTGACAACATAGAAAATGGAGGTAACGTAACCTTTATAGCTCATGCAGCAGCTGCTAGATTAACCACAAATAACCATGCCAATGCTAGAGTAGTTCATCAGACTAAATTTTATCATCATTACATGCCTGGTAAGTCGCAGATAGTACTAAGCAGTTTTAATTTTCATGAAGCCACTGCCAATGTGACCAAACGTACTGGGTACTATGACGATGAAAATGGTGTATTTCTTGAACAGACTGGCGATGGAAATTTATATTTTGTACTTAGAAGTTTTGTAGGTGGTTCAGTATCGGAACGCAGAGTGGTTCAGTCTGATTGGAACGAAGATCATTGTGATGGTAATGGATTTAGTAAATTCAATCTAGACATAACAAAAACACAACTAACAAATTTCGATTTTCAATGGTTAGGTGTAGGCAGTGTTAGATGTGGTTTTGTGCATGAAAATGAATTTGTTTATGCTCATACTTTTCATAATAGTAATGTTCTAGCCAATGTATATATGAGCACTCCCAATCTGCCAGTTAGATGTGAAATAAAAAATACAGGCACTACTGGTGGTGCTTTCATGGATCAGATTTGTTCGACTGTAATGTCCGAAGGAGGTTATGTAGAGGCCGGTCAAGACTGGGCAGTACATACAGCCAATCTCATAGCATTAACAGCAAATGCTACCAAACCGCTTATGGCTATACGCCTAAAAAATACTTTTAGAACCTATAAGAATCGCATGATTGCTCGCATGGGTGCTATCAATGTTTTTAGTGATGGCCAAAATATAACCTGGTATCTAGTTAAGTTGCCTTCAGTGGCCAATCTAACAGCCAATGCTCAGGCCTGGACTGCTGTAAACACTAATTCAGGCATAGAATACAACATAGATCTCACTGCATTTACTGATGGTGAAGAAATAGATGGAGGCTTCGTAGCGGCCGCTACGCAAGGTAGTCAAAAGACCGGGGGAGCACCAGCAGCTAACCAACCCTCATCAGCTAAGAAAAACTATATTGTACAGAATTTTGATAGTTCAAACTCCGAAGTATTTTGTATAGTTGTTAAGAACTTGACAAGCAGTTCGACCAATGTTGGAGCTGCTATTCAATGGCGTGAAATTTATTAGATATAAATAATCGGTTATATTGAAATGGACCACCATGGAATTTAAGACTTTCATTACCGAAGGCAAGCGCGACACCGTAGTGTTCAGTCATGGTCGCATGAATCCCGTAACCGTAGGCCATCAGAAAATGGTCGAAGCCGGTCAGAAGCTAGCCCAAAGGCTCAATGCTGACTATGAACTCAGCATCACTCATAGTCACGATCCCAAGAAAAATCCCCTGAGTGTTGATCAAAAGCTCAAGCATGTCAAACGAGCCTTTCCCAAGGTCAAAGTAACAGCTACCAGCAAAGAAACCCCTAGCTTCTTGCATCAGGCCAAGCGTCTGCATCAGCAAGGCTATCAGCATCTGGTCATGGTGGCTGGTTCGGATCGGGTACAGGAATATCACGACACTCTGCACAAGTACAATGGACATCCAGACTTTTATAATTTCAAAAGCATCCGTGTGCCCAATGCCAAGGAAATGCACAAGCTGGCTGGAGTAAGTCTAGAGAGAGATCCTGACAGCGAAGGTGCCGAAGGCATGAGTGCCAGCAAGATGCGAGCTCATGCTGCCAACAATGACTATGCAGAATTCCGCAAAGGCGTACCTGCGCATTTCAGCGATGCTCAGGCTCGTGAGCTGTACAACGATGTGCGTCAAGGCCAAGTCCGAAAAGAAAGTCGTGATCTCCGTCAGATCTATGTCAACGGAGAAATATATAATCTAGGCGACCGAGTCAATTGCGGTAAGCAGCTTGCAGAGATAGTATACAGGGGTTCGACCTATGTAACTTTGCAGCTAGAAGACCACACCACGGAGAAATATTGGATAGCCGATCTCGAAGAACGATCGGGACAATACTATACCAAAACCGGAAGGTTAAAGCAAAACCCAACAAATCCTAGTGGGCTGTCTAAGAAATATTCGGGCGAACTATCTCATGCTACGCAGTTAGCTCGTCGCCAACATTTCAAGAAACATGGTGCCAAGGCCAGCTCTGATGCCAGCGCCTATGTACCTGCGCCTGGCGACACTGAAGCCACCACTAAACTCAGCAAATACACCAAACGCTATCACGAACGATATCGTGTTCGTGAACAACATCTGCCCTGGATACTCATGTCAGCCGAACAGCGCATGATCATCAAGGAATCCGAACAGCAATTAAGTTTCAATGGCTATACAACGGTCAACCTAGATCTTTGTCCAGGTGCAGTGATCACCCTCAAACAGGTCATAGACAATCCTGCTCTGAATCCCGAATTTGTCATCAAAGCCATACAGGCTACGGATGCCATGCTGGGTGTAGAACGCGAAGCCATGAATCAGGGTTTTGCCACCACAGAACTCATACATGATTTTACCATGTACATGGGCATAGCTCATGATACCCTGCACTTGTTGGGTTTGACCGATGCCGACTTTGCCACCAAATACGGCAAGAATTGGTTTGAAACGCACATGCGTAAAATGTCAGAGCTGGGCATGCACAACGATGGCATCATGATGCAGCAATATGGAACGCATCTGCCCGTAGAGCAAGGAGAGGTTGAAGAAAGCATGAAACCCATAAAAAGCACTCACGCCGTGCAGAGCATTCTTTTGCACCGAACCGATGGCAAAACTATCAAACGCCATAACTTAGTCAAGAAACTAGACTTCAAAGACGATACGGAAAACAGCAAAATGGATACAGAAATCAAAGAAGCTGCTGATGCCGCTCTTAGCAAAAAAGCATCTGAGAGTGGTGTTAGCCTGGGTACCTTGCGTCAGGTCTACAAGCGTGGCGTAGCGGCCTGGCGCACTGGCCACAGACCCGGAACTACTCCGCAGCAATGGGGCATGGCCAGAGTCAACAGCTACATCACCAAAGGCAAAACCTATCACACTGCAGACAAAGACCTGCGTGAAGCCGAAGAAGCCCAGAATTTGCCTGACAATCAAAACATTAAAAAAATGGGTCCCTACAAGCACATGGGCGATCCACAGCGCGATGAACGCGATATTAATTTTAACGATGGCAAAGACGTTTTTCATGGCATAGACAAAGCCGTGACCGACGAAGTTGGTTTCGATGGCAAGCCCGTAGGATTTGTTAGCTTCAAGAGTTTCATGCACGAGCCTGAAAACATCAAAACAACTGCTCAACACGATGCTGCACGAGCCAGCATTCATGCAGCTCAGGTTACTGATTTCGCCCAGCACGGTCCAGCCTATAGAGCCCAAGTCAAAGCACGTAAAATGGAGTAGTAATGGAAGAATTAATTCAAGCATTAAGACAAACGTTGGCCAATACCTTTGGCATGTATTTCCAGGCTCATAGCGGTCACTGGAATGTCGAAGGACCGGACTTTGCTGAGTATCATGATTTCTTGGGCGAGCTCTATGAAGAGTTGCACGGAGCCGTAGATCCCATAGCCGAGTACATCAGAATACTAGATGCCTATGCTCCAGGCGACATCAGCGAAATGATGATGTCCACCAGCATTAGTGCCATGGGCGTTAAAAGCAACCCCAGGGACATTGTTAGCAGCCTAGTGGACAGCAACAACATCTGTCTTTTGACTCTCATGACAGCCTTTAAAGCCAGTGAAGCTGCTGGAGAAGTTGGTTTGTCAGACTTTTTAACACAACGCATCAATGCACACCAGAAACATGCCTGGCAGATGCGTAGCATGCTAAAATGAAAAGCTTCGTAGAAATCATTTGGGAATCAAAATCCCAAGATGACGTTATTTCGGACACCGATCTCGAACAAATGGCCGAGGCTTTAACCTGGGACGACATTGCGGATCTTTACGATGCCGATGAACTCATCGAAGTCGACGAAGCCGAAGAAGACATCAATGAAGCTCTAAGTGCTCAGGCTCGTCTGCGTAAGCGCATGACCTTTGCCAGACACAAGGCCAAGCGGGTGCAATTGCGTGGCATCAAGCTTCGCAGAGCCAGTGACTTTGCCACTCTCAAGAAACGTGCCACCAATGCTGCACGCAGATCCATAACCAAAAGATTGCTCAGAGGTCGTGACAAAGCGTCTCTGAGTCCAGCGGAAAAAGATAGAATAGAGCAACAAGTACGTCGCATGAAGAACATACAGAACATTCTGGCTCAGCGAATGATTCCCAAGATTAAAAAGATTGAGCAGGGTCGTCTGTACAAGAAACGCAAATGAAAAAATTCTTTGAACTAAGAAACGAACTCTATGAATCTGCTTGCCCTGTGGCTACGCAGCATCTGGACACCAACGTTAAAAATCGCCAGCATGCCATTGATGAATATCTGTACGGCCCAGCCAACCCCAACGAGCCCGGTGATCATTGGAATAAAATAGCCAAGGTCTGGAGCATCAGTGTAGAAAATGCCAAGACCATGACCTGTGGCAACTGTGCGGCATTTGATATTTCGGACAAGATGCGCAAGTGCATAGAAGTGGGCATGCAAGGTAAAGAAAAATCGGCCGATGCTCTGGCCACCGCAGAAAAAGCAGACCTGGGTTACTGCAACATCTTACATTTCAAATGTGCTGGTACCAGAACCTGTAAGCTATGGTTGACCGACGGTCCCATAGATAATAAAGACCGAACCATGTAATGTTCAGCATTGCCAGAATCGATTTTATAACCGATCCTGTAATTAACGTAGGCATAGATGATGTTTTTTACAAGGATCCGCAGGCCATGGACTTCTTTGATAAAGATGGCTATGAGCTCACTAGACTCGAACAGACCTATTATGCCTGCCAGGGACTAGAAGTAAGTCGTTATACTGCTGGTCATCCCGGAGTATTTCAGCCCTGGATTGCCGTTGATCATGAATATTTGAGCATAGATCATAGCTGTGCCATGTATCGCTGCAATTTTGAGGGTATGGCCCTGGCACAGATTCAACGACAGACCAAGAAGTATCCCCGCGTAGGTTGGTTATTGACCTGCAAGAAGAAATGGGGGCTGGATTTAAACATAGATTATTGTGATGGCAACATAGCACTAGAAGTTATACATCTAGAATGGGATAGTCCTAGTCTAGAGTACATAGAACAAGAAAGAGTCAAAGCCGAAGAATTAGTTAAGAATACAGATTGGGTGGATGCTGCCAAGCGAGTTTGGTCACTACGAGATGAATGGCAAAACCTCAAAGGCTGGTATGCGCAGGCTCATTGGAAAGCAACCTATTTTGGATTAGAAAGGCCCTGGTATTATCC